ATTCGGCTAGCATCAGTGAGGAGCGTCGCGCCACAGCCTTTGAGTGGCTGCGTCAGCATGGCTACGATGACATCATCAAGAATACGGTTTCCGTTCGGTTCGGGCGTGGTGAAGACGAACTGTGCGGTGGCCTACTGAACCAACTTCGTGAGCAAGGCTATCCTGTCGAGCAAACGGAGAAGGTCGAACCCCAGACTCTAAAAGCTTGGGTTCGAGAGATGGTGGAGCGTGGGGTGGAGTTTCCCACCGACACGTTTGGCGCGTACATCGGCCAAAAAGCCACCATCAAGTCTGCTTAATCACTAACCAAGGACCAAGAATCATGGCTAAGAACGATACGGCTGTTGCCGTTGCAGGGAACACTGCGCTCACCGTCGCTTCCATCTTTGAGGAAGATGCTCACAGTGGTTTTGAGAATATGGGTCAGGAGGACTTTGCCCTCCCGTTCCTGAAGCTCTTGACCAACACATCCCCTGAGGTTGGGGAGGTAGACGGTGCAACCCCCGGTGCCATCATGAACACGGTGACGAACCACTGTTATGACGGCAAAAAGGGCGTGATTGTCCTCCCCTGTGCTTACGTCCGTCAGTACATCGAGTGGGCTCCGCGTGGCTCTGGTAGCGGTGCACCGATTGCCATTCACCCGGCAACCAGTGACATCCTGTCCAAGACTCACCGTGAACCCGGGGACAACAAGGACTATCTCGACAACGGTAACTACATCGAAAACACCGCCAACCATTACGTCATGCTTATCAATAACGAGGGTGCGCCAGAACCGGCACTCATCGTGATGAAGTCCACTCAGCTTAAGAAGTCGCGCAAGTGGAATAGCATGATGATGTCCGTCAAGCTGATGGGCGCGAATGGTGCGTACACCCCTCCCATGTACAGTCAGATGTACCGTCTGACCACGCTTGCAGAGTCGAATGACAAGGGCAAGTGGTACGGCTGGGAAATTGAACGCATTGGCAGCGTTGAAGATGTTAATCTGTACCAAGCGGCTAAGGCCTTTGCTGCCCAAATCAACAGCGGTGCGGTTAACACCAAGCACCAGTCTGACGACCCGGTAGCAGAACACACGCCGTTCTAAGCAAGGGGGCCCTCCGGGGCCCCTTCTTGACTTACCCTATGGTACAGAAATGGATATTTCACGCTTCAAAAGCATCTTTGAAGGTCTGGACATTGCCTACGGAACTTACAAGATTGAGAAATCTCGTGGTGACGGTAAGCAGGCAGGCAAGGCAATGGTGGTTCGTCAACCACCAACAGATGACCTCTGGAAAAAGCATCTAGAGGGCGTTGAACCTTCTCTTGGAATCATCCCCATCCGTGCGGATAACACGTGCATTTGGGGCGTAATTGATATCGACCAGTACCCCATAGACCACAAGGGTCTTGTGGACAAACTGCGTAAACTGAAGCTTCCTTTGGTGGTATGCCGCAGCAAGAGTGGAGGCGCTCATTGCTTTCTGTTCACTAAGTCGCCTGTGGCAGCAATCGACATGCAGACCTATCTGCGTAATGCCGCCGCCCTACTCGGTGAGGCAGGTCGGGAAATCTTCCCTAAGCAGGCGGAGATTCTGGTCGAGCGCGGCGACACCGGTAACTTCTTGAATCTGCCCTACTTTGCTGGCGATAACGGCACACGTTATGCCTTCAAGGACGATGGCACTGCTGCCAGTCTGGAGGAGTTCTATGCTCTTTACGACCAGTATTCCGTGGATGGAATACCTGACATCCAAGATACTCCCAAGGAGGGAGAAGTACCCATCCCTGATGGGCCACCGTGCCTACAGGCCCTATGTAACCAAGGGTTCCCAGAAGGAACCCGAAACAACGGGCTCTTCAACATCGGCGTCTACCTGAAGAAAGCTCATCCGTTCGGGTGGGAAGACAAGCTGATGGAGCACAACTACAAGTATTTCCACCCGCCGCTCAAGATGGACGAGGTGAACTTGCTGGTTAAGCAGTTAAACAAGAAGGAATATTTGTACAAGTGTAAGGACGCACCAATCAATAGCTTCTGTAATGCGGGTGTCTGCCGCATGCGCCGTCATGGCATCGGGACCAACGGTCCTGACGCTCCGGCCATTTCTAGCCTTAGCAAGTACAACAGCGACCCTCCCCTATGGTTTTTGGATGTAAATGGGCGACGTATTGAACTGGATACAGACAGCCTGCACAACCAACACCTGTTCCAGAAGTCATGCGTAGAGAAGCTGAACATCCTCCCGCCATCGGTCAAGAAGAATGACTGGGAGTCTCTGCTCAACACGCTGCTGCGCGAGATGGTGGAACTGGAAAAGATTCACGAGGCATCGGAAGATACTTCTGTGGATGGCCGGTTCTACGAACTGCTTGAGGAATACTGCACCCACATTCAACAGGCCATGGACCGCGATGAACTGCTACTTGGCCGTCCGTGGACAAGTGACGAAGAAGCCCGCACTTACTTCCGCCTCAAGGATTTCGAGGCGCACATGAAGCGCAACGACTTCAAGGGAATGACCCGTCCACAGATGGCAACCCGCATGCGCGACATCGGTGGCGAACCGGTCAGCCTGTTCCTTAAGAACCGCACAGTGCGGTGTTGGAGCATCCCCTCATATAAGAGACAGGATTCTCCGTTTGTAACCCCCGCTCAACGCAATGGGAGCCCATTCTGATGACAAAAGATGTCCATCCGCTAGTGGCGGAGCCCGTGAGTGAGGTCCTGCTTACTCTTGACGGTTTTGAAGAGGCCCTTCTGGGGGTCTCTTCTATGTGGGACGGGCAGACCACGGTGTGCCGCTACGTCTACGACGGCCTGAAGATGGTTGACATCCTCATGGCTGATGGGGAGACAAGCGAAGAAGATGCCTATGAGTACGTGACCTACAACTGCGAAGGATGGTACATGGGTCCGACCACGCCCATTATCGTCTGGCCACACCATGGCGAAGATACTTAAAGTCTTCGGTCCTCCGGGGACCGGCAAAACGACCTTCCTGTTAAGTACTGTTGAACAGGAGTTGGCTAAGGGTATTCCCTCTAACCAAATAGGTTATTTTTCCTTCACCCGGAAAGCGGCGAACGAGGCACGGGACCGTGCCATCATCAAGTTCCCCGTGCTCAACGAGCGTACAGACTTCCCTTACTTCCGTACACTCCACAGCCTCGCCTTCCGGCAACTGAACATCAGTTCCAAGGACATGATGCAGGCGGAGAATTTCGGGGAGTTCGCCAAGAAGGCAGGCATTCAGGTATCAGTGTCCCGTGAGGACGAGGACATCTGCGTTAGTGCGGACAATCCCATCCTGAACGAAATCAATCTAGCCCGCATTACCGGGACGGACCTTCGCACTCATTACAATCGCTCTAATAACTTGAGGATTGAGTGGTTCCATTTGGAGTACGTACAGCGTGTGTACAACCAGTACAAGCAAGACAACCTTCTTCTGGACTTCACCGACCTCCTTGAACGCATTGTAGAGGAGCCGTTCCGACTGCCTGTACTTGAGACCGTCATTATCGATGAGGCACAAGACCTTAGCCGTCTGCAATGGAAGGTAGTGGAGGAACTGGCCAAACGCTGCAAGCGTGTTTACATCGCGGGTGACGATGACCAAGCCCTGTTCACATGGGCCGGGGCTGACGTTGACAGCTTCCTGAGCCTCAACGGGGAGGTAAAAATCCTCGACCAATCTTTCCGTATCCCATCTTCCGTGCATGTGCTAGCGAATGATGTGGTCCATAGGATACAGAACCGTCAGCCTAAGGTCTGGGCTCCGCGTGACTACGAGGGACGTATCTATTACTACAACGACTTTCAAGACGTTGACGTATCGGAAGGCAACTGGCTAATTCTGGCCAGCACCAATTACATGCTCAACGATATCTATCCGTGGCTCAAGGCCCAAGGCCTTCTGTTCGAGCGCAACGGCAATCGTTCCATCTCTGACAGCATCACCAATGCCGTACTGGCGTGGGAGCACCTAAGACGCGGAGACAGCATCTCTGCTGAACAGGTAAGACTTACCTACAAGTATCTCGGTGCAGACTGCGTTGCCCGTGGGTTCCGTAATCTGACCGGGCTCGACATGGAACGGCGGTATGACCTAACCTCGCTGACCAAGGACCACGGCCTATTGACCCAAGAGATTTGGCACAAGGCCTTAATCAAGTTCTCCGAGGACCAACGCGAGTATCTGATTGCCATGCTACGGCGCGGCATCAAGATTACGGCCAAGCCAAAGATTCGCCTGTCAACTATCCATGGGGCAAAGGGCGGCGAAGCAGACAATGTTTTGCTTTTAACTGACTTAAGTCCCAAATTTGCAAAGAGTTATGGGGTAGACTCTGACGCTGTCAATCGGATGTTCTACGTAGGCATCACCAGAGCGAAAGAGACGCTGCACCTTGTACGACCCGCCAACTGTGCCCAAGGATTCTTCCTATGAAGCTTGAAGTCACTCGCCCCACCGAATGGATTGCGCCTGACGTGTTCCCTGACTTGTCTCGGGCAGAAGAGATTGCAATCGACTTGGAAACGCGGGACGATAACCTCAAGAACTTCGGCCCGGGTTGGCCACGTAAAGACGGTTATATCGTAGGCTTCGCAGTCGCGGCGGACGGCTATAAGGGCTATTTCCCTATCCGCCACGGGGGCGGGGGCAATCTAGATGAATCCATGGTCAAACGCTGGATTGCCTCCGTCTTACGTTTACCCTGCCCAAAGATTATGCACAACGCCGCCTACGACTTGGGCTGGCTGTTGGCAGAAGGCTTCGAGGTCAATGGCACCATCTACGATACGATGCTTGCCGCTCCACTTCTGGATGAGAATCGCTTCAGCTATAGCCTGAACGCACTCGGCTACGATTACCTTCAGGAGACCAAGTCCGAGCAAGCCCTGCGAGACGCGGCAGAGGACTTCGGCGTGGATGCCAAGGGTGGCCTCTGGCAACTCCCGGCGATGTATGTCGGAGCATATGCCGAGCAAGATGCTGCCCTAACCCTGAAGCTGTGGCAGCACCTTAAGGTATTGATTCGTAAGGAAGAACTCGAAAGCATCTTCTCGCTTGAGACTGAACTGCTGCCAATCCTGATAGGTATAACCTATCGCGGCATTCGCTTTGATAGGAAAAAGTGTGAGCGAATGATTGACGAGTTGCAGAAGAAGGAGCGCGAGGCGGTCAAGAAAATCAAGGAGTTGTGTGGCACGGATGTTGAAGTCTGGGCCGCTGCATCGATTGCCAAGGCCTTTGACAAGCTTGGTATCCCCTACCCAAAGACAGAGACAGGAAAGCCTTCCTTCACGAAGTCCTTCCTTGATACGCACAGCCACCCGATTTCAAAGCTCATCGTGGAAGCCCGTGAACTGAACAAGACTCACGGAACATTTCTTTTGCCTTACTTAGATTACTCTGCAAAAACAGGGCGAATCCACCCGCACATCAATCAACTGCGGTCCGATAGTGGTGGCACGGTGACGGGCCGTCTGTCCATGGCGAGCCCCAACCTTCAGCAAGTCCCTGCACGACATGAGGTTATCGGCCCCATGGTCCGTGGTCTGTTCTTGCCGGAAGAAGGGCAGCTGTGGGCGGCTAACGACTTTTCCTCTCAAGAACCACGGCTCTTGGTTCATTACGCTACCCTTGTTGACCTACCGGGTGCGGCAGACATGGCGGCGGTGTACAACGAAAACCCCCGTACCGACTTCCACCAGATGGTGGCGGACCTTGCCGGTATCCCGCGTAAGCAGGCCAAGACCATTGCACTCGGGCTGATGTACGGCATGGGTAAGGGCAAGCTTGCTGCTTCGCTCGACTTGTCGGCAGACGAGGCGTCGGAACTGATTACCAAGTTCCACAGTAACGTCCCGTTCCTCAAGGGCACCATCAATGCCGTCATGAAGCGTATTGAGCACCCCGCGTCGAACGGCAGCATCCGCACTTTGCTTGGTCGGCGTTGCCGTTTCAACCTCTGGGAGCCCATGGAGTTCGGAATCAACAAGGCTCTCCCGCGAGAGCAGGCTGTCCTTGAGTACGGCCAACGCATCAAGCGGGCCTATACCTACAAGGGCCTGAACCGACTCATCCAAGGGTCTGCTGCTGACCAGACCAAGGCCGCTATGGTGGCCTTGCATAAAGAAGGATTTAGCCCCATGCTTCAGGTCCACGACGAAATCGCCATTAGCGTCGCGTCGAAGGGGGAAGCAGAAAGAGCTTCACAAGTGATGCAGGATGCAGTAAGGTTAGAAGTGCCTAGTGTGGTTGACGTTGAAATTGGACCTACGTGGGGTGATGCTAAGTAGGTAGAAAGGAGAGAAAGTGATAGAGATTGCTGATGTTTCAGTCAATCTGCCTGTAGAGGTGGAGTATCAGGTGTCAGATGATGAAGTGTTCATACATCGTGTATTTGTTCGTTCTGGCGGTAGCCGTCTGGAAGTTACGGACCTACTCACGTCTGATGACTGGCACGAAGTCCTCTACACCATTCATAGTGAATACACCAGATAGGAGAAAGAAGATGAATCTAATCAAGAGTTTATTCTTTGAAGTTGAGGAAGAACCGCAAGCGTTCCCGGACAGCAGTTCGTACGAAGAGTTGTACGGTGAGAAGCGTCGGGAGCAGATTGAGTTTTTGCGTTCTATCAACCGGTATCTTCCAGACATGAAGAAGCCGCATTGGGGTCAACGGAGACTGTAAGAATGACGGACCGCGTCAATCATCCTTCGCACTACACGCAGGGCAAGGTCGAATGTATCGATGCCCTCCAATCGCTGACCACGGGTCTTGACGGCTACGAGGGCTATCTCGTAGCCAGTAGTGTCAAGTATCTATGGCGGTGGAAGTTCAAGAACGGTCTTGAGGACCTGAACAAGGCCAAGTGGTTCTTGGACAGACTTATCTCCCACGTGGAAGACGAGACATGGAAAAAGCGAATCACGGACGGTACGTCGTAAGCGATGAGTTTGGACCCCTAAGGACCTTCTGGACAAAAAAGGAGGCCCTGAGATGGATACAATCTCGGGATGATTGTACCCTGTTAGAAACGCCCAAATCAAAGCCGCCAAGCATTTGGGAAGACTTTGAACCGGCGGTGTTTTAGGAGAAAGAAGATGACGTGGAATGATTTGTTGTTGGCGGTAGATGAGTGGGCAGAGAGTCGAGGTATTTTCAATGGCTCGAATCCTCAGGCTCAACTGCTAAAAGCTGTTTCGGAACTGGGCGAGTTGTGCGATGCTGAGGTAAAGGGCATTGTGGGTGACCAACGGGATGCCGTTGGTGATGTTCTTGTCTGCCTTATCATCTACTGCGGCATGAAGAACTACGACATGTGTCATTGCCTTGAACTCGCATACGAGGAAATCAAAAACCGCAAAGGCAGAATGGTTGCCGGTGGTGCTTTCGTAAAGGAGGCTTGAGATGAAGTTTCAACTGTACAAGTATTACGGTGGCGATGAGGGTATCTACGAAAGGGACCTTCAGATTTTTCGCATTGGGAACCACTGGCTGTTCGACTTCAATTTCTATAAAGGCAGGTTCAAGTCTTACGGACTAGACCTCCTGTTCAGTCCCATGGTACCCATGAACGACCTGTTCTATACCAGACTCCATTTGGGGAAGGTCGCCTTTGGGTTCGGCATTCTTCAACGCCACTTTGATTTCGATGATTGGGAGGACCTAACTGACCTCGACACGGAAATCAAACCATGAAGGTCCGTGAATACACCGTAATGCTTGAGGCCGTGGAGCGTGGTGTGCGCCACGGTATTAACCGGTATAACAAACACCGCGATATCCCTGTCGGGGAAGACGCGGAGTTGGTTGAAGACCTTGTCCATGCTGTCATGATGGAAATTAGTGATTACTTCATCTGGGAGGACATGGAAGATGAAGCATGAGCGTCAAGCCGCCTTTGACGAATGGTGGGCGGACCCAAAGAACGAGGGCCTTCGGTTTACTCCAACGGAAGTATGGGATGCCGCATGTGAGTGGATGAAGGATGAGCTAGTCTGGCGTATCGAACAATGCGTGGAGAAGGCAGAACTATGAACGACAATCGGCCCCGGCTTGACGATTGGGCTCTTCCGCTTCACCGCATCAACAAGCTCGAACGTGAAGCCCACGATGCATTTAACGGCAAAGATTATGTGAAGGCAGAGCAGTCTTTGCGTAAGATTATGATTGAATCGCGTCACGCGATTCAATACGCTCAGAAGAAGATTTATGGTGAGGTCCCACCATGGGACTGAGCCCTTTTGAGGAAAAGATGTTCAGCCTCATTTTCGGTAGTATCCCAACAGATTACACCGAGGAAAATGAAGCAAACAGCATGGCCCATGGACCAAGGACCGGAGAGACGTATGGCAAGGAACAGAAAGGTCGAAGAGATGTTGGAGAGCGCACTCTCCCAGACCAAGGTTGAGGCAGTCCTTCAGGAGGCTGAGGCCTTATCAGACCTAGTGGTCATTGGGTTTAACGAAGAGGGGGAGATGTCTTTGTACAGCACCCTGACTGAGGGCCCGCAGATTCTGTGGGCGATTGAACTGGCGAAGAGCCAGATTTTGGAAATGGGGCAACCCACGGACGATTGATAAGGATAGAAAGTGAGCAACGATACAAACCGCCATATTCCGGGTTCTTTTGCTGATAAGCTGCAACAGGCGCTTCAGAAGAAGGAGGCGCATCGAAATGAAAAGCTCTCACGATGAGTTTCTCGAACGTGCCGCCCTCTGGGTGCTACTGCTTTCATGGTTAGCGATTGCGGCGGTTATTGTTGTTCTGCTTTTTCAGGAAGACGGGAACGCCTCTGAAATGGGCACTACTTTGGAAGGTGGGGCAAAGGTAAGATTAATGAACCGTCCGTGTCACTTCGACGTGAATCGAATGGGCGGATATCTAGTCATGCCGCACGATGGCACGAAAGTTCACGGCTGTTGGGTGTTCTACAATGACGCGGTGCACTTTAGGCTTAACCATGGTGAGACAATGACTATCCCGTGGAACAAATTTGCACCTGTGATTGACGGAACCGAATTTGTGCCTCCACAGCCAGTCCAGAAGCCAAACCCTTCACATTATATTTAGGAATACAACATGACTGTCGTTGCCTACACGGGTGAACAATTGAACCAAGCCCTAGAAATCGAGCAGATGCTAAAGCATCTCACCGGTCTTGTAGAGGACCTGAAGCAGCACTCGAAGCAGTATCCGTTCACCAAGCAGCAAGTAGCACTCATGGCCCTAGAGACCAAGGTTGCTGCTGACCGCGTGTACAAGTTCGCCTTGGCTGCGTGACATGAACGGAATGCCCACGGAAGTCCAACTGATGAAGGTGGAACACACCCCGGGGCAGTACTCCATCTGGATTGGTCCCGTCATGAAGGACGGGATTGCTCCGGTCATCTCTGTGGAGTACGGTGACGTTGTGCCTTGGTCTGTTGTTGCACAGTGGATGAAGACTAACGGCTCATGGCTCAAGGACCACGGATTCGTTCAGTAGTGATATGATGGGTTCGTGGCATACGTGCCACATACACACACAGGAGACACACATGAGCCCGTATGAATTGCGTTACGAAGTCTTGAAGACCGCAAGAGAGATGGTGGAGCACCAGTTCCATGCCAACATGGAACTATGGAAGTTGGGCGAGAAGGCCCTGACCGCCATGCCCAAGCCCCCGACACTTGACGAAGTACTCAGCTTTGCTGATAAGATGAACGAGTTCGTGAGCAACAAGTAAGCGAACAGGGCTTACCGGGGCTACGGCCCCGGCTTTTAATAGAAAGGAGATGTGATGACTACGCTTGACGATATCCTCAACACCCCGAGCACCCGCGAGAAGGAAGTAGCGGCCTTTAACCTTTTCTCACGGCTCATGGCTCACGAGCCACAGTCCAACCCATGGCACACGGCTGACCGTGCCTTTGAGTGCACCGAGGCGTTCTTTGAGATTGCTGCCCAACGGCGCAAGGGTGCTAAGTGAACCGCGATGACATTCTTCGCATGGCGCGTGAAGTCCATGAC